GTTCGGTCCGCAGTCTATGTCTAGCCAGTATGACTTGAGAGACTCGACGTTATCTTGTGTACGGCTTTTACCAGTTTCAAACTTTGCCAAAGCAAAGAATACGCACCATCTATCTGCTACATATTTTGCTATCTCAGCGTCTAGTTCCTCTCTGGTTTCCACCATGAACTGACGCGTCGTAGTCTTATTTTTGACCGCAAGAAAACCGTACCACCCACCCGCAGGGCGTACTAGGTCTATGAGGTCTGCGTTTTCCATTAGGCTATTGCTCCAACTTTGCTATGAATTTTTCTATCTTCATTGCTACTGGGGCTTTAGGATTGGAAACTCCTGCAAACCAATTATAGACGGTTTGACGGCTGACATTTAATTTCTTAGCCACTTCGGCAACGGGCACATCGTGTTTGATGCACACCGCGCCAAAGTAAACGCCAAGAAGTTTTTTGTCGGCAGCCTTATTTAACTCCATAAGTTTTAGGCTATATCCGTAACTCATTAGGCGTCGTCACTCCCCCACTCGTCAATAATAGATGCTAGAGGGTCATCGTTATCAGCCGCAGGAGTTTCTTCCTCTTTCTTCTTGGTACGCTTTACTGGCTCCGTTACTTCTTCCTCTTCAGGTTCTTCGGAACGCGTTACTACAGGTGCAGGCTTATCAAGCTTTGGAGTTTTGCTTACCCCATCGGTCTGCGCAGCGGTGAGCTTAGTGTACATTTCAGTCTCAGGGCGTTCTTGCGCCGCCAAAACTAACTCGTACTCTGCGTCACTAACCTCGCGTACTGGAGAGAATACTAGCTCCATAGTTTCTGCGTTGCTGTCGAAGCTTATATTAGTTACAACAAGGTCAGGTGACATGTTGTTGTTCACAAGAAACTTAACATAGCTTTCGAAAGGGTGGATGTTGCCAGTGCCTTTACCGAACAGAGACTTTGCTGGGATGTTAAACTGATACACTGTGCCAGACTCGTCACCCTCAAGCAGTAAAGAAACTCGACGTTGGTAGCGACAAGCTTTACCGCCATTCTCACCAGAGCCTTTTATGTTTCTAGGGCAGTCTGCGCAGTTACCATGCTGCGGGTCGGACGCACCTGCTTCAGGCTTGTCGCCGTTGTTTGACCAACAGTTAGGAAGCGTAGCTTCTTTGTTAGGGTCGAACTTTTCTTTGTAGTAAATGCGAGAGACATTAGTCAGCATGCCCACAACAATAGCATTAAACTCGCCTCGGATAGCGTTACCAACTTGCTCTCCGTTAACTATCTTCTTAAACGTACCGTTGATGTTAGCCTGAATGCGGCGGCTGCTGCCTGTAGAAGTAGTAGCAAGCTTTTGTGCCAAGGCGCTTTGGCGGCGCTCTGTAGACACGCCGGTTTGTCCTGTAAAAATTGAAACGTCGTTACTCATTATAAGATTTCCTATTTCTTAGTTGGTTTACGTACGGAGACAGCATACTTACGGTCTGATTGCAGTCCGATAGGCAGCGCGTCGGGGTTTTCTTCGAGAAACTCTTTCATGTTGGTGTTATGAATTCGTTTCTCTAGTAGATGATAAGCATCGTTTTCTGCGATGAACTTATACATTTGGTCCCAGTCGCTAGTCCAATAGGAGGAATAAATCCTGCGGGTCAGCGTACCAAAGGGAGTCTTTATGCTATCTATATCTTCCTTCGAACATAGGTCTAGCATGCTGGCACTAACGAGTGCCTGTTTTTCTTTTAGTGCTTTTATCTCGTCTTCTTTTTCTTGGATGGCAGAGCGTAGCTTTATGTACGCTGCAACCATCTTTCCTGCGGTCGTGTCTTCCATTTCTCCTTCCTTCCAATAAGGGGGATAGAGAGCATATCATTTGGATAGACAATGTCAACAGTTATTCTATTTCTTTTCTATAAAGTTCTACAATCTTGTTGTGGTTGAGAACATTGTTTTTCAGCATAGCGTACAGCCTAGCCTCAACCTCACTACCTTGTATGTGCACGATGGTCATACTGTGCTTTTGTCCCGGTCTGTCTATACGGGCATTGGCTTGCAAGTAGGTTTCTACACTGGTTACTGGGGCATACCAAATTATTGTGTCCGCTGCGGTAAGCGTCAGCCCGTGCGATGCAGCTTGTGGTTGTATGATAAGTACCTGCGGGTCAGGTTTGGTTTGGAAGTCTTGGAATATTTTACTGCGACTATTTAACGTAACCTTACCCGAGATGATTTCCGACGGTATTTTATTCTTGTCTAAAAAGTCTTTTAGCAAATCTATCGTGTGCGTGAAAGGAACAAAAACCAATACTTTATGCGGAGCTTCGTTGATAACCTCAAGTACTACGTTAAGTCTATTCTTTACATCGAACTGCACAACTTCCCTATCGTCCGAGTAGACCGCACCCCCTGATATTTGCAGCAACTTATTCAGGTTAGTAGCGGCGTTAACAGAAGTTATCTGCTCACCTGCTGCCTGCATAGTCATTTGTTTTTTAAGGAGTTTATAGTACTTTTCTTGTTGCGCAGTAAGCGGGGCTTCTCTTTCCACAGAAACAACAGACGGCAAGTCTAGGCATTGATCTTTCTCAAACCTAATTGCAGGCTGTAATACTTTATGCACAATCTTGTCCGCATTAGGTTTAGGACGCCAGATGTGTTGTGCCACCTTATACATGACTGCATCACGGTAAGGAGTGTAATACTTAGGCACGCGTTGCGGGCTTACTAACTTGGCTAGCCCATAAGCATCTAGCGGAGACTGCGCCGCAGGTGTGCCGGTAAGCATCCACAACCTTTCTATCTTATTGCACAGGTCGCGCATTGTTTTCCATCGGCTAGTCTGCGAGTTCTTATAAGCATTAGCCTCGTCCACCACAATAAGATCAAAGCCTGCTTTAAGGATTGTATCCTTTACTACAGCAACGCCATCGAAGTTTATTACGACGAACTCAGAACCGGCATTGATTATCTTCTCCCTTGCAGTAGCGGAGCCATGTGCAACTGAGCAACTACGGTGCATGGCGAACTTAAACAAGTCTTCTTGCCAAGCAGACTTCATAATAGAAAGCGGGCATACGACTAGCACGCGCTTCACTAAACCCAATTTCATGAGGTAGTCTACAGCCCAGATAACCGATGCCGTCTTTCCTGTACCTGCCTCGTTAAAACAAAACGCTTTTTTGTACAGGCTTAGGAACGATGCGGTTTCTTTCTGGTGGTCAAAGGGCGTTAGCTTGCCAGTCCATTCGTAGTCTCTAAGCATAGGGGAAGGCACTTCTTTAGCGCCTATCTCGGCAAGAGCAGAAGCTTCTTCGTATTCCCACTTAACCGCTAGCTCTACAAAACCATCCTTTTCGCCGACTCGTTTGCAGTTCTTTATTTTATCCGTGACTAACTCTGGGCGCCGAGTCTTAAGAACTAGCGCCTTATCTTTAACTATTCTCATGCTTTAGATGTCTTCTTGCGCTCGCGCTTACTAGTTTCAGATACAAGGTTACCCTTTGAATCCCGCTTAAACGAACGGTTGCGGCTCGCTGTCTCCACCTTAGTACCGTCAGAGTTCTTGCCGCCTTTGTCCATGGCCTTCTTATGCGCTACGTCATTGCCATCACCTTTGCTTACCTTGCCTTCCCGCTCGGCTTTGCGGCGGGCAGCGTTGCGCTCAGCGCGTTTTTTCTTTTGCTCTTCAGTGCCTTGGTACTTAGCGTACTCGGCTTTGTAATCTCTTTGCTTAGCCATGTTTTTATTTCTCCGCGCCGTTTGCTTCTAGCTCTAGGCGATTGTTTTCTGCTTCTAAAACTTCGTAGTTGCTAACTATGCTAATCTCGTTGTTTATTGGGTGGTTCAGAGAAATAACAACACTCCGCATAAACTTTAAGCGGGGGAATTTTTTGTTTAGCCTTTGTTCCCATTGGTCCATAGTATCGACATCAGCCATGTGTTCTACGTAAGAGTTTTCTCCAACATCAACTATTAAAGCGTACATATTTTAATCCTCATCTTTTCCTATTGTGTTCACACTGAGTTACCGGACACCATCCACACAGAGGGCCGCTAATTGCATTCCATACGCCAGACTCTTGTGCTACTTCTAACCGTTCTAGGTCTGGTTCAAATGCACCAAAGTACTCTTCCTTCTTTTCTACTACGTGTTCTTTCTGTATAAACTCCTTGCTAACTACAAAAGCTAGAGCGGATTTAATTTTCTTAAGCTCTGGAAAATGAGTGAACAGTCCGGCAGCTACAGCGTCTAGCTGCTTAGTATCCGCGTACTTCGCATTCTTGCTTGTCTTGTAGTCTATAGAATGTGCCGTGTCACCGTTGATTATTACGAGGTCTGCTATACCACGCCACCACACATTGTCGGCGAAGAAATCTACCGGTTCGTACCCGTCCTCAGTTTTAGCGACGCCCAATTTTAATTCGCAAAGCTTCTCGCCTTCTATTTTGTTTAGTGCATCTAGTACACCGTTTATAAAAGCGTACTTCTTGGGGACCTGTACTTTGTCTCGTATAAACTCTTCTGCTACCTTATGCACTTCTTGACCGTATACAGTAGCTGTGCTGCCTTGGTCTTTAACATCCTTGATGATTCGTAAATGGTAGTACTTTTTAGGGCACTGCTTAAATGTGCTCAGACTGCTATAGGACCAAGTTGTCATAGGAGACCTTTCTCTTTTAGAATTTCATAGTTTACTGCGTGAGCGTCGTCTATATCTTGCTTGCTCTGCCCGTAATACGGTACGGCTAGGTGTTCGCTTACTAACGCAGCATTGATTGAAGTTTTGTCGCTCAGCATTATAACACCTAAGTACCGCCCGAACTTACCCTTTTCTCTGGTAGTCAGGGTGTACGTTCCTCCGACGTGCAGTGTTTCCTCGACAAACTCCTTTGCCAAGAGTCCGGCAGCTTTTTCTTCTGCATCTCTCGTGCGGCACTCTGGAGTATCAATACCATAAAGACGTATCCGCTCACCGCAACGCCAAGTATCAAAGCCAAGATCAATATCAACATCTACTGTGTCTCCATCAACAACCCTTACGATCTTGCAGGTGTACTCGTACATTATCCAACCTCCACCTCGGCTTCTGTCTCAATCCACACTTTCGCCCCGCAGGATAGCGGTTTGTCGGGGCTGTACACCACGACACTCGGCCCATGGACCACGACCCGGTTGCACTTGCGGTTTTCTTTGTACGTTTTTACTGTCAGCACAGGCAAGTCGGCGCCCTTGGCGTTAGCGCGGATGTTATGTTGGTTGACGTGAATGCGGGTTTTCACTAAAAAATTCTCCACACCATGTAAGTGCCGTCTATTTGTTTGCGCATCGTAGTTCCCATTCCGTTTCTACTGAATAGCATTTTTATAGCATTAGCGTCAGCGAGAGTTGGTAATAATACGCTGTCACCTTTCTTCATCGTAAGCATCGCCTCAAACTTAGAGGACGCTCCGGTTTTTCTTGGGGGTATGGGTACACCGCTTTTTACCTGTAGCTTCATATCATTCTCTCCCTCTGCACGCGTTTAATTTTCCCCTCTACATCCATATCTGTGTAAGCATTGCGTGGGCACTGAGTTATCTTTCCACCTTTAGCTAAGTATTCTTCTACATGCTTTGCTATCTCTTTGCTTTGTTCTTCCTTTTGTTCTGGGGTTAAAACATTAGTCCATGTCGTGGTCACTAGTTAATACCTGTGTAAAAAATATGCTTATGTATCTTGGTTGTTATTTGTCCGTTGTACGCCCACTCGGGAAACACTTTTGTACTATGGTAGTGGGTCGCGCCATCTGTAATATCAGGTACGAAACCACTCAAGTGAGCAATGTACAACGAATTAAACCATGCCTGTTTATTCTTCGGGTCGTCCGATTTACCGTCACAATAAAAACTAAACTGGCACTTATTTCTTATGGGTACACCGTTCCAGTAGTACCCCTGCTTAACCACGTCACACGCATTGTCTGGGTAACGTGGGTCTTCGATTCTGTTATGTATCACATGAGCTACAGCA